CCTTTGGACAAATTGCAGAATTGGCAAAGAGTTTGCAGATTGAACATGTCATCGCTTCCGTTTAGTCTTTTAGGGATGATGTGATCAATGTGCATCTTGCCTTCGGATTGACCGCAACGCTGGCAGCAATGTCCATCCCTTTGCAACACTCTCTGACGCAACAGGCGCCAGCCTTTACTTGATCCGTTCTTCCAAGCCCTGCTCATGAGTAGCCATTGGTCTTGAAGAATGCCCAAGCATTACAGGGATTGGAGTATCTATCCTTTAAGTATCTAAGACCCCAATCAATTTGAGTATAGGCATCTTTAGATCTTAGCTTTGAATTGCGTAGTTGTGGAATGCCATAGTGCGATCCGTTCCGGCTATCTGGATTCCAATTAGATTCCTTAGTCCAAAGTAGCTCTAAGCATCGATATTGTTTTGCATCGATAATCCTTGAATGTGCATAGAGTTTATATTGATTTATATTACTTAATTCAACGCCCATTGCTATGGGCTGGTTTAGCATCGCTAAACATAGTACGCCCCAATAGATAGTTCTCCGCGAGCTACACCGCCCTAGCGGCTCTCGGCGAGAGAGTGATCGTACCGATGCTGTCAAGGATGTCAATGATGTCATGCTTGCGACACTTCTTCGGCGATTTCCACAAGAGTTATCCCCAAGTTGCCACAGCCTGTGCATTCAAGTACATGCACATTTGGCGGCAGCAGATCAGATACATAGCGAACCCGATGGATCGTGTCCACCTTGCACACGCGACACTTCCAACTAACTGATCGCATAGACGCTCCGAGCAAGATCCTCGATTGGATGCAGATCAGATTGATTGATCCAATACGCGCCATCTGATCTTTTGCGAACTGGTCGCTTTGCAGCCTTGACACTTGTCCAACCAGCGATCCAATAGATCGGGCTCTTTCCAGTAACGAGAATGGCAATGTCACTATCTCGATCACGATCGGTCAGCAATAGATGACCGTCTTTGTAGCGCGTCCATTTAATTTCAACATTGCCGCCAAGATCGGCGTGCAGTTTAAAGCCACCAACTGTCGGCTCAAAGTCTTTGATCCCAAAGTATTTGGCAACAATCATTTCAGCACCTATTGATTCGGCATCGCGAGCAATACCTTCATGTAAGTTCAGCTTCTCAAAAGATCGATCAATTTTGTTAGGGGAGTCAAATGCCCGGCGAAAGGCTGTTGAAGCTGCAACGAATTCATCATCGCGATCTAGTCGCAGCCAAATCACTTGCGCTGGCAATCTAGACAGATCCAAAGCTCTGATGCCCCAGATCCAGTCATGCTCCCATTGATCTTGTTCGCGTAATGCTCGCCCTTGTCACACCATTCAATGGCTGGGGGAGTCACCTGATCGCGCAGCTCTGACCCATCCATAGCAATTCTTAGCCGTTCACCAGTTGCAATTTTGATGATCTCCAGATCGCCGCTCATTTGGTGTCCAACCATCTGGCAGGACATTGGAAATCACGATTCTTTTGAGTGCAGACAAATCCCTTGTAGGGCGTGCCAGTTTTGCCAATGCCTTCTTTAAAGACCATCGCTCCATGCTGGCAGCTGGGAACATCTAGAATGGCAGTTGGGGTTGTAAGTTCTTGTCCAACGCCCTCGATAGCTGATCCAAATGACCATGGATCGCGTTCGCTTGTAACTGTCATTGTGATGTCAGCTGTTGGAACTACCGATAAGCCAACCCTGCGCATTTCCTCAAAGCTAGGGCGATTGGCATTCTCAGAGAATTTGCTGATGCCGCCTGTGTGAAGGCTGCGACCGATCGAGCTGGTCGCGCAGTTTTCCATTGGAAAGCGATTGGCATTGCTTCGCACTTCTTCGGCAAAGTCTGTGGCAAATGGCACCATGTCATTGACATCACGGTATAGATCTGTCTGGACAATATAGCGAGATCCGTCTTGGAAGATTAGCTTTGTTTCAATGCGACCCATTGGGTAATGGATCCAAAACTTCTCAATTCGTTCTGCTACTGACTCGTAGTTTTCTAGTGGATTAGCCATTAGTAACCCTGCGATCTGCGCCAATTCTCATGCCAGCACTTCGACCCTTTATGTATCCATCTTTTTTCCCGGAGTTATATCCGAGAGTGTAAAAACTTATAGCTGAGAGAAGGATCACAATAAGCATCCATCCAATTTGCGTTTCGATTCCCATCTTCTTTGCTCCCGACTGCTATGGTCAGATCACGGGAGCAATCAAAGCGTTATGTTAAGTAATTTATATGAGTTTACGCTCAAAATTACTTGACATAATGTAACTCATCGGTGATAAAAAATTATCACAGAATACCTTGACTGCTCCCTAGTCTGACGGTGTTTAATGAGTGCCTACACTCATTATCAAAAGTCTAGGGTGACCCCCTGACATTTGTAAAGCGACACGCAGACGATTTTCTAGGGGGATCGTTATGGCAGCACCTCGCAAAGATCCGCGTGGGATGGTCAATGTCGTAAGCACGGCGCAAATGCAAGGCAAGTTGGAGCTCTTTGGTTTTGGCGAACATGTAGGTTGTATTAACCCCGGTGATCTACTGATCATCTGCACCGACTTTGTAACTGAAAATAGTCATCGTCAAAAGGTAGAGTTCAAGTTGAGGTTGAAGGGTGAGGACATGCATCTATTTACCCAAGCCGCCAAGATTGCTGAAATGATTTGGGAAGATAATAAACATTGGCTTAAAGCCCCAGTCAATGGCGAACGCGTTGACACCCGATCTCTGTCTCAGATAAGGCAATCCGATCAGATTTCTACACTCAAAGCTTTTCTGAAACGATGATCGAATATAGGTGATCTAGTCGAGATTCAATTCTGCAAATTTGATCGCGCATCGATGCCCCAGAATTTGGCAAAAGTTCACGCATAATTGATTTGACCATCCAGCGAATGAGCAAAGCAAATGACGAAATAAGCGTGACTACTGCCACGCCCATTGCCGCCCATTCATTTGGATTCATTTCCCCTTGATTCCGAACGAAGCATCTTTTGGATTCAGCCATCGCAAAACAACCGGTGCGATCGCTGCAACGCCGCCCATTGCAAGAGTCTTTGGATCGGTGATCCCTGCCATCCACATTGCCAAAGCTGCTGCCATGAATGATCTAGCCCATGAAGCTGCCGTCTCTTTGATCTCTTTCATTTCTTTGCTCCAATCTTCGCAATCGCTGCCTCGACCTTCGATGGCGGAATAGCGATTTCGAAATGCATTTCATCTTTACGCCCCCGATAATCGCCGCCCCAAGTCAATGAGTATTTTTTTGCCAAAGCCTGAATCATCGCCACCTTTTCAAGTGGGAATGTGCCAGCCTTGCCAAGCGGATGTTTTGTAGCGTTTAGATCGATGGCAGTCCCCGAACTATGATTGGAAAGTACGGTCTGACTATTTCTAATTTCTCTATAACAATATCCCCAATCGTCAAGACCACCCTCATCAATTGGCTCAATTAACGCATGGAATTCAGCTGCAAAGCCGACCAGCAGGGGAGCAACCGCCTTATTGCAGGTCAACTTGATAGTTGTCCCCGGTACTAGGAATGAATCAATGTCAATTTCAGCTCTGATCTTTGATGCTGTCCATCCGTTTTGCGAATTCGGCGTCACAAGCTGCACACTCCCATCGTTTTAAATTGTTAAGAGTCAACTCATCATGACCGCATTCTGGCATTGGCGCAATGAATGCGTCATCGATTGGATCATAACTAAATCCAATTCCTGCATAGTTAAATCGTATTTTGTTGTTGTAAGAGGTACGGACACACTTTTGCCCTTGAAAGTTAGCGTACCAAATTTCAGGTTCTTGCCCTTCAATAAATTGTGTCTCATCTATGCCGACAATGACTTGAGTAACTATGTTGTTCTCATCTAAAAATGCATAGTGTGCCATTATGTCCAGCTCACATTTCCTGTGCCAGCAGTAATCGTGGCGCGTTTGTATCCGCCACTTGGTGCGCTTTCGGTACCAGTTAAACCTGCTCCGATTGTGATTGTAAAACTGTCGGCATAACGGAGAATTACTACGCCAGAACCACCTGCGCCGCCATTTGTGCTGCTATTACTACCACCACCGCCGCCTGCACCTAAATTGACCGTTCCCGAACCTGGGGTAGACCCACTTTGGCTGCCTTGCCCACCGCCGCCGGTTCCGCCGTTTCCTGTGCTGTTGCCACCACCACCGCCGCCTGCGCGAGTTACAGATGAACCAGTTATTGAAGATGCAACACCTGCACCACCAGTTCCGCCACCAAAATTAGCACCCCCAATAACACCGCCGACTGCACCTGCACCACCACCACCGCCATTATTTCTGTATGTGCTTTCATCTGTATTGCCTCGACCACCTGCATAACCTTGGTTTGCAGTTCCGGAACCACCAGTTCCGCCGCCTGTGCCTCGACCACCACCACCGCCGCCTGATCCGCCACTATTGCCGCTATTTGTTCCGTCAGTTGTACCACCACCGCCGCCGCCTGTCGAAGTAATTGTCGAAAATACAGAGTTTGATCCATTTGTGCCTCTAGCACCTGCTGATGAAGCTGCACCGCCTGCACCGCCTGCACCGACTGTTACTGTGTAATTTGTAGCTTTTGTAGCGTTGAAAGCAGATTCAGCAGATCCACCGCCGCCAGAACTTTCACCGCTTACATTGCATCGGTATCCACCTGCACCACCGCCGCCTGTGGCTGAGTAAGTATTTCCACCACCGCCGCCTGATCCGCCTGCTATGACAAGGTAATTTATTGAAATAGTCCTTGGATAATTTTGCGATGCAACAATTCCTAAAATTGGAGACATTAGGCGATATCACCTAATACGGTAAACACATTGCTAGCTGTGCAGATAATAGTTGCGGCTGAATATCTAGCTCGCAAAATAGGTGCGATTGCGCTTGCCCCAGTTGATGTAATAGTGACCGCGCCGCCTGAAATGGTTGTAAGTCCAACCCCAATTGATTGAATGTTTATCTGCTCACCTGCGGAAAATACCCCTGCTGGTATAGTTACAACAACGGCGGAAGCGTTTGATGATGTGACCAGTTTTCCAGAATCTGTGGCAACCAATGTATAGGTAGTGCCAGTTTGAGCATTAAACGCAAGATTTATTTTTGGCGATGTCAAAGTTTTGTTGGTCAAAGTTTGTGCAGTCGTAAGATCGGCAGTCACGGTTGTGTCAATGGAAACCGTTACTGCTCCAGATGTGCCACCGCCTGAAATACCAGTCCCAGCGGTCACCCCAGTAATGTCACCTTGATCATTTGCAATCCAAGTAAATGCTAAATCTGTTGCAGATGTCTTAGACAAGATTTGACCAGTCGTGCCTCCTAATAATCCTTGAAAGTCTGTATCTACGGCTTGACCAAAGACCTCAAAATCTGCTGGCAGATCTGTAACCAGATCGGTCGATGTTGGCATTTGCCAGCCAAAGTATGTTGTTGGATTTGTCATTTTTTCCCCTTACGCGACCTGTGTCGCATGTTCCCAGTCGAGTGTTGGAATTACTGTTTGCCATTGCTCCACAATCGGCACATCGTTCCATCGCATGGCTTGCAACGAATACGCCAAAGGTGAAAGATTGAGTGAGATGCTTACTTCGTTGTAAGCCGCTCTAAATGTAAACCCTTCAACAAAACCGAGATAAGTACCTGCTGACATATTTAACGGCAAATCAGCTATGCTGACTGGCATTCCCATAAAAACTGAAATCAGCGAGTCTCGATCGCCGTCATCGATCTCTGGGTTGGTTAGTTGATAGGTGATTGAGTTAAAGTTAAATTGGGGAAATGCGCGGAGCTCCAAATAAAAATCAGCTTGATCTTGGGCATCGGCTTGATGCTTGACTGTTGTTGTAAAGATCTGCGCTAGTTGCCCATAAAGCCCCACGGATTCGGAATTTAGGGCATTGACTTCAAATTGGCTAGTTGTGCCATATTTTAAAGTGATTGTATTTCGGACATCGCCAGCCCTTGATTGGATGGTTAGCCCTGACCCTTGAGCATGATTAGCAGTTAGATCCACATATCCATTTGCCGCTAGATAAGTAGTTCGATGAGTTGAGTCCGCGTAGGAGATTTGACCTTGGGCATTCTCGTAAATGTAGCCAAGACCGCTAGTTGCCAAAGCCGCAACCAATGAGTAAACATCGGTTCGATCCGATGATCGAGCTGCCAACTCGTAATTCCCGGGCTGGTCTATCTCGCCAAGTCCAGTATTTTCAGCATCTTGCCATTGGGTGGCTGGATCATAAGTTGCCCATGTCAAAGCCTGTGGCACTTCCTGCCATGATGC